CCGGCCCTCGTTTCGGGTCATGTAGCCGTTCTGCCCCATCGTGCTGAGATAGGCCGCGCGACCAGCGCTGTCCGCACGCAGGAACGCTTCAAGTGAGTACTCTGCGTAGAACTTGATCCGGTCAACCGCCGTCATGCACCACTTGTTCACGCACTGCTCAATCGGCGCCGTGAAGGACATGATGCAGTACGTGAGGAACGCGATCTGCTGTTGCTCCAGACCGGTACCCCAGTTGCTGCCCTTGTCGGTCTTCATCACCATCCAGGGGGGAACGCCGAACCATCGGCAAATTTCCTCGATGCTGTGCCCTCTCGACTCCAACAGCTGCGCATCGGCAGGGTTAATGCCGATCATTTCCGGCTTCACACCCTGCTCGAGCACGGGGCTCTTGCCAGCATTCAACGCCCCGGAGATCGTCTTCACGTACTCACGAAACTCGACGCGCTGGGCTGGATTCAGCGTCTTGTCTACCGAAAACGCGACCGTCGGCATCATGCCGTTCCGGAAGGTGCTGTTGGCGGCGTCGTCAGCAGACATCGCAGAGCCGAATACATCCGCACCGTACCGAATAGCTGAAAGGCCGACTCGGCCGTCCAGGGTGAAGGCGGGAACGTGCAGCATGTCTTGCCGCTGGATCTCACGGCGGGCTCCCTTTCGGGGCCTGAAGAAATACCTGAGCCGTCCATCGTCGTCGAACTCAAGATCGACTCTCGACGGCATGAGGAAGTCCAAGGCGATGACGCGTCCAGCAGAACGATGGATCTCGCAGTAGGCGTTGCCCCACAACAGCATCGAGGCGACGACTGCCTGCCAGAAATGGAAGGCAGCCATGTCTTCGTTGGGACTATTGTGCACAACGTCGTACAGCGGGAAATCGCGAGCGCTCTCTCGGCTACCATCAGGCATTCGCCGGTAGATGCTCAACGGCAGGCCGGCTACCGAAGTCGAGATGATACGGACGCATGCCCACACGGTGGACAGGCGCATGGCCTTGTCTACGCTGACTGACTTACCACTACTGGACTGGGCACCGTTGAAGGCACTCCAGAAACCGCCATCCGACAGTTTGATGGTCTTCCCCAGCCACTCACTCATGCTGGCTGAAGGCTTGGTGGCAGCAGCGCCCAAAGCCTGGGATAGGGTTTTAATCACTGACAAGCCCCCTGCGGATGAAGCCAGCGATGCAGAAGAAGCTCAGCGATCCGGCCAGCAAAGCCCAGCCGGTACCAGCCAGCATCCAAACCCCGCCGCATGCTAAGCAGAAAGCGATCACTGCGCAGGCGATGAAAATATGAAATGCGTTCATGCGATCAGTGGATCCCGAATGCCTGCCATAAAGTTATCCATTCCGCCCCTGCCCTCTGGATTCAGGCTGAGCAGCGAAACGGCGTTGAATGTAGCCATCAGCGGGTCAATCTTTGCGGTGCCCGATGCTTGCTTGGTGATCAAGAAGGCGTTGGCTGAAGGCACGCCCTTGGCGTTCCCGCAGGACCAGGCCATGAGCGGCTGACCACAATGGAGCAGCGTGCCCTCGGCAAGCTTGCGTTCCGTCGTTTTGATTGCGCCGGTGAGTTTCCAGCCTTGAGAGATGCCCACGATCTTATCTTCCTCAACGCCAGCATCCGCAAGCGCGTCGAGTACCGCGCCGATACCGGCTGGGTCGAGGCCAACTTTGTCGAGTAGGCCGGTGTCATTGACGCGGGCAACGATGGCCGCAAACTGCTCAACGTCATCACCGATGCGCTCCACAATGGTGATGTCGCCTGACTTTTCCAGGTCTCTCAAGCGTGGCGCTTCTGACTTGCGACGATCCAAAACCGAAGGGTGCGCCCAGGCGTGAGCCCAGTGGAACCACCTGCGGGTTCCTGCCTCCCGACCCATCACAGCAAGACCCAGCAGGTCATCAAGCCCACCGCCGTCACCGCCCACATCAATGACCTCGCACCGCGTGAGGATTTCATCGAGGTTTAGCCACGTTGCTCCTTGCTGCTCCCAAAATTCTGCCCCGACCCAAGCATCGGACATCAGCGCAAGGCCGATTTCGATGTTGAGGTGCTTGGCCAGGAAGCCGCGTAATTCAGCCTCGCCGTCCAGCTCAGCCTGCATAAACAGGCGCTCAAGCGTAGGTCGGTCGACGGAGTAGTCGATGTTCGGATTGACCAGATGGAAGTTCTCAGGCTTCCGCGCCTCGCCGCTCTTGATCATCTCTTGAGAGAACTCATAGATGATCGGCAGGAAGCGGTTGTCGTCGATCCGGCCATCACGGACGCCGCGTGCGTAATTGAGCTTGGAGCGGAACACGCCAGCCGGCGGCTCATTTGACTGGGTCGTCAACCAGATGATGAAGCCCTCAGGTCGCGACAGCAGACCACCAGTGGCCTCGCGGATCATGTCAGCAGCCTTGGGGTTCTTGCCGAAAAGCCAGGCCTCATCGATCAGGACGCCGACAGCTTTCTTGCCGCCCACCACATCGCTATCCGCAGCCACCACCTTCAAAGTGGCGCCGGTCTCCCGATGCGTGATCAACCGTAGGTGCGGTTGGACATGGAGCAGTGCTTTCAGCTCGTCATCATTGTTGACCATGTCCTTGGCCGGGATGAACGAGTTGTCGGCAATCTCCTTGGTCGGCGCCAAGATGATGAACTCAGCCGAAAGCCGCCAGTTGCGGATCAGCGCCGTCAGCATGATCCCGGCAGCAATCGTGGATTTGCTGTTCTTTTTGGGGATGCAGAGCATCACCTCCCGAATTAGGCGCTCGCCGGTCTCGCTGTTGTAGCTCCCGAAGATGGCCCCGGCGAACGCCAAGACCCACGGTGCACAGGCGGCCTCAATGGTGGGGCTGCCCGGGGCATCAACGATTTTCAGCCCCTTGAACACCTCAAGGCCGGCTTCTGCTTCATCTGGAAACAGCGGATCAGGAATGATTGATTCGCCCGCAGCGAGGCACCTCCACCAGTCCGGGCAGGCTGTTGTCCATTGCATAGATCAATTCTTCACTACGGAGAGGGGCGGCTTGCCTTGTGAGTACTTGCCTTTACCGACCTGTTTCGCAGCCTCGGCCTTCTGTTCTTTCTTGCCCTGATCCGCGACCTTGCCGTGCGAATACGGCATGAGGGTTTTGGCCGCCTCCAAACGCAGGCGCATGTCGGCGCCTTCTGCATTCATGAGCTCAGTAAGGAAGGCTCGCGGGTCATCGGTCTCGGTTAACGACAGCTCTTCGGTCTCTAGGGCTTGGAACTGTTCATCTTTAACTTTCCGAGAAGGTTTAACCTCGGTGCTGGAAGCCTGCTTTTGTTTCAATCGACGCCCGACCTCTGCGAGGACATCGGGGTCCTTCGCAAGCTTGGAGCCCGCTTGCGACGCGGTCTTCTCGGAATATCCGGCGGCAATTGCCGATTCGCGATTCGAAGCCCCCGACAACAAAGCGTCAACAAACCGCCGCTTCTTGTCGGTTAAAGCCATGGTTAACTTTTCCTGAAACGGGAAAAAATGTGTAAGTGGGGTCGGTGGCGGTCTAGCTAGATGAGAATCCCTAGCTTTTTATCCCCCTACCCCTTTCGCGGCACGTCACTGGCGTGCTTCTATCCCGCCGCGATGGGTTCTGGTCGATCCGCTGACGTGTCAGCTACCTAGCCCCGACGCCTCTTCAGCCTGCTTGACGGAGTCGTGACAAGGCTTGCAGAGACTCTGCCAGTTGGTCTGTTTCCAGAAGAGGACCATGTCGCCACGGTGAGCAACGATGTGGTCGACAACCCTGGCGGCAGTTGTGCGGCCGTTCCGCTCGCAATAAACGCACAGCGGGTTGTCGCGCAGGTACCGCTCTCTGGCTTGCTGCCACTTGTAGCCATAGCCGCGCTGGGAGCTGGTCATGCCGCTTCGCCAACTACCGGGGCTCACGACCTTGACCCGAGAGCCTACGCTCTCCTTGATGCGGGAACCGAGCGTCTTGAGCCTGGCCATCAGTGCACCTCAGCTTTCAATCCGCGATCGACCCAGTAAGCGATCCGATCTGGGTCCGGCTCACGCCCTGTGACCAGCGCAATTCCTAGCACACCAGCCAGGTAGTACTTCAACCACCAGCGATGGCGGCAAACGATAGTTGCATACACCCTTCCCATGCAGGCGCTCCTCATCTCTTGTACCAAGTCAGCTGGTAGCACCGCGCATCAGGCGGCACCTCGGCTACCGGCCATCGCAGGCAGTCCATGTGCTTGCGCTCTGGCCGGATGCGACTGACCCGCAGCGTCTGCACCAGGTAGGCAGAACCGGCAGCAGTAGTGATGAAGTCACCGACCTCGATGCCATCGGCGCCGTCCACGTAAAGCTTGCACGGTGTGTAAGGCGCTCGCGTTCTGGCCATCGTCTGCTCCCTGCGCTACTCGCCGTTCCAGCCAACCAGCTTGAGCTGGTTGTCGATCGCGGCCAGTTCAGCCCTGAAGTGATCTGCCAGAGACCCGGTAACCGAGTGCAGCACAGCCTCGTCTTGGTAGTCCCCGGTGATTGCCAGTGACACACCTTTGCCGCTCAGCACCGTGTCCAGCCGGCGCTGCACTTGGTCACGGGTATGGAACAGGCTGTACGCGGTCGCGATCTGCTTGCGATTCATCTGTGTCTCCACGCCACGAAACGGCGCATGTCTGTTTTGTGGCGCGGATCATTCAACCCGCACGATCTTGGCCACGTTCCCCTTAGCCCGGCACACCAGCATGGCGGCCAGCAGGTAGAACGCAGTGTTGAACCAGGACACGTCGGCGAACTCGTCGTGCAGCATCATGCGGCCTATGAGGCTCACGCACTGCATTCCTGTGACCGCGCATGCGGCCCAGGCCATGAGGGACACGCCCAGCTTGTAGCGGGCATCTGGATATGGCCGGTAGCGCAGCCCAATCATCACGAAGATGACGGCGCACAACACGGCCTGGATTACGGCAGCCATTCAACCCTCCTTCCTGGCTCGGAGGCGGAAGAACCAAGCCCACCACCTCGGCGGCTGGCCGGTCTGCATCCACTCGATCAGGCCAGAGAACGTGATCACGCACAGAGCGCCACACACGAAGGCGCTGAACCCGGCAGTCTTGGTCCAAGCCCAGCCCATCAATTCGGCAGCACCGAAGTAGCCACCGATCCAGCCAGTCAGCAAGTAGCCGACCCGGCGCCAGGTGCTCATGTCCTTGGCGAAGACAACGTAGAAGAAAGCCCCGCCGAAGGACCCCACCAAGGTGGCCAGATCCAACTGCGGGAAGGCAGCACCCAGGCTGACGCTGGCAAGTAGGCCGGTCACTGCGAGGGCGCCGGTACTTGGTTCGGCCATAGGGGTGCTCCACAGAAAAAAGAAACCCGCTCAAGGCGGGCATTGGATCAGCAGCGATGCAGCATCCCGCCAGGCTTGAGCTCTTCGCGAAGCAGGCGGCGGACATCATTTTCCAGGCTCGGCCCGAGCTTCAGCTCGCTTGCAACAGTGCTGACACCAACCCCAACACCGGCGATGTAGAAACGGCCATCCTCACCCATGGTTACCTTGAGGCTGTAAGGGCGTAGATTGATACCAGCACTTTCGACTGCGGCCTTGGTGATGAACGCCTGTCCGTCGATCACAACGAAGGGCTCGCCTGGCTCGTTGGCGCGCGTCACCACTTCCAACTGGCCGGCACCAGCTTCACGCAGAACAGTCTGCGCCGCCCGGATCTGCCTGGCAGTCTCGCCGTGGAAAACCACCTTGCCCATGCG